TTGAATCCTGATACGCCTGCACGTGCTAGGCGTGGGTCACGCTTGCTTTTGTTTTCCATACTCCCTATCCCTTACTTCTTTTTCTTCTTAGCCATTCCTGCTTCAGATAAAGCAATGGCAATTGCTTGCTTACGATTCTTTACAACTGGGGCTTTCTTAGGACCCTTAGGATTCTTGCCTGAATGCAAGGTACCAGCCTTGAACTCACGCATAACCTTGGAGACTTTCTTTTGCTTAGCAGTCTTCTTCATTACTCAGTTCCTCTGCCGTACTGGAACCCTTTAATCTTTGTTGGGTCCATCTCACGCCCACCTAGTTTGGTGTTTGGCTTATATGTGACTGACCTTGTATTTCTATAAAGTTCAGCAACGTGAGACTTAGCATTAGCGTTATCTATCCCACCCGTTTTTCTAGGTTTGGTAGCCATACTACTTCTTCTTTCCCATTTTCTTCATTGCTGCTTTTTTGGCTACCATCTTCTTGGCACCCATCTTCATTTCCATTTTCTTCTCAGCCTTTGATTCCATCTTCTCACCCATAGCGTAAGACTTGGCTGCCTTCTTGCCCTTAGCTGTGTAAGGGAATTTCTTTCCATTTACCTTTGGCATTATTTTTTTAGCTCCTTCATTACTTCGGCTGATTTCTTATTTATGTGTTTTGCTGGTGGCATTGAGTCAGCCTTGTATGCTTCCCCAAGCACTTCAGAAGCGCGGTGAGCCTCCTGAATCTTGTCCATCGTCGTGCCCGCTGGCTGTATGCCTTGTTTACGAGCAGCTCTATAAGCATCAAGTTCAGAGTTAAACTTCTTAGTTGATACTAACTTGTTACTATTTGCATCTCCTGGAGATAGTTGAAGTGTCCCAATCTTGCAACCAAAACAACCTTCAACAAATTCAGGATGAACTTGTTGTCTATGTAGGCTCATGCTTCTGTGAAGTTACTCTCCGTTACTCCTACGCCACCGGCGATAAGAGCGCTTTTAGTAGTGTCATTGACGACGTAGTTATACCCACCTCGGTATACTACTGGGTACTGCTTTAGGTCTTCATCTACTGAATACCTAATCTGAGCGTATCCGCCTGTTGGCTTTAGCACTATTGTAATCCCCTTGTCAAGTTTATAAAAACTGAACAAGCGATGTCCACCCGCAGGTCCTTCAGCCACAGTTGGTGTGGTAAAGATATAATCTGTCATAAGTCCTCCTAGTGAACTCACCCCAAAGGGGTAGGAATTAACCTACCCCTCAGAGTCAATCAACTATAGTGCTCCGATTGATGAACCGCTTTCGATGCGGTACAAAGCCTCTTCACGGTAGCGAGCGAAGCCGAGTACGCCGTACCAACCCATTGGGCGGTGACGCATCAACTTGTCAACTACTGGTCCGATGACTACGTGTGGCTCTTCTGCAACTGCTTCTGCCATCGCTTGCTTTCCAGCAAGGATTGTGCGGTAGACGCGGGTTACAGGAGTTACTGTAATTGTTGCACCAGTGGTGACGTTAGCAGTGAATGCCTTGTCAACAGTGATGGTTGTAACTGCTCCAGATGTGCTGATTGCAGTAATCTTTGAACCAGTATCAATACCAGTTCCTGCAATCTTGTCGCCAACTTCAGCACGTGTTGCGATAACAGCAGATGAAGCAACTCCGAAGGAGAATGCACCTGATGCACCAGCAACAGTAGGTACTGTTGTAGCGAGTGCTGACTGGTCAGCTCCATCCTTGAGGGATGGGATGCGTGGGGACTCTACGAAGAATAGACCTTCGTACTGTCCGATTTCGCCTGCCCAGATAGCAGAGCCATCCTGGTAGTTGTGTGGGTCGCGCCATGCGGCTGCGCCTGTTTCTGCACGAAGGTCGTGTGAAACTTCTGGGTGGATACCAGCCCAGTATAGTGAGCCCTTACGAGCAACAGCCTTGTTAGCACGGAGCTTAGCAACTGCACGACGGAGGTTAGCCGAGGTGAGGGTTGCAGCAGATGTGATGGTTGCTGTTGATGTCGCTGTGGAACCTGCGTAGATTACGTTGTTTCCTTGGCGAAGGGTTGTTGCTGCAACGTTGTCGATAGAATCGGCAAGGTTGAATGCAATAATGTTAGCGATTGCTGGGTCTACATCAGCGAGGCTGAAGAGCTCCAACGCACGGGTAACGAGAACTGAGTTTCCGTACTCATTGAGAGTGATGGTTACCGAGTTAGGTGTTGACATTGCTACTGCATCTGGGTCTACTGTTTCAGATAGAGTTGAAGTAGCTACATCCAAATCCTTGTACAGCTGTAGAACTACAGTTGAACCTGGGATTGCTTGACGGGCTGGACGCTTGTCCGCAACAGAACGAATTAGTGGTTCTGAACGGAGAGCAAACTCGAGCAGGCGGTCATAAGCGCGCTGTACGAGGCCAGCACCACCAGCTGTTCCACCGAGAGAGGTGGAGCCGGTTGATACATATGCGTTTGGCATTTAATTAGTCTCCTTGACTATGAACGGTTATTCTTGGCTTCGCAGTAGTGCTAGAATTTCATCTTCAGATGATGCGTTGTTTAGACGCGATTCTAGGTCCTGCGCTTTGTCGGGTGTGATAGCACCCTGAGTAACAATGTCTTGCTGGCGTAGTGCTGCAAGTTCATTCTTATCTACTCCGGGTTCTGCCTTATCTACCTTAAGTCCGAACAAGTCTGCGTTATCATCGAGCCAGTTAGAAACTGTCTCCTCGTTAACATCATCCAAGTCCTTTAGGACTAGTCTAGTAGCCTTAGGATTTACACCCTTCTTTTCTAGGACTTCCTTAACGACTCGCTCACGCTGCACCTTGGATAAAGTCTCAAGCTGCTCTGTAAGTTCCTTGATGCGTTTCTCGTCTGCTCGCTTAGCTTTACGAAGTTTCTTTAGTAAGTCACTTCCATCGCCACCGAAAGATTCGTTGGTATCTTGGTCATCGTCTTCTTCGTCCCAGTAGTTGTTGCTCATAGCAACCACCCTTTCTATTCGTTGTTAGTTCGTAAGCCTCAGTTCTATTCGGGGAAATAGGCTGGCTCTTACTCCCGGTCTGTACACCAAGTGGGGCCGGTAGGTCCACTTAGGATTCTATAGCATTCCTGCTGTTGAGCCTTTTCCAGTTCTTGCCCTTCCGGCACTTCCCTGGAATGAAGCCTTCTCTAGTTCAGTAAGGTTGCGTTGTGCACGTTCAGCAGATGCAAGTCCTTGATAGTACTGCTGCTCTGCTTCCTTCTGTCCGTACTCTGCGGTACGACCAGCGTAGATAGAGCTGAGTTTCTCTGCTTCAGGTAATACCCTAGCAACGCTTCTTGCTGCTGCAGCTACTTCAGCTGGTGTCAAGTTCTCACGCTGGATTGCTTCAACTCCGATTGTACTGCGTGCCACATTGCTATAAGGAGCAGCTTCTGCTCCAGTAAATGTTGCACCACCTAGGCTGGTTGATAGTCCTTGACGTAGGTACTCTCCGCCAATCTCTGCTGCCTGTACTTTCTTCTGCAACTCAGGCAACTGGTTAGTTGGGTCTAACGCATATGCCATTAAGTCTGCTGTACTAAGTTGTGGATAGAACTGCTTAAGGGCTTTCATTACATCGCCAGGGGCGTTCTGAACTCTGTTGTATACCAGGGATACGCGTGAGCCTATCTCTTCAGGAGCCACATCTGTACCGATAAATCTTGCGTAACTTTCTGGATTAGCGAATTGCTTCAAGCCATAGGCATTGAATATCTTGCGGTATGCTGCCTCATTAGCTAAGTATTCTTTGTCATCCAACGGAGTTAATCCGGCAGCAGAACGGGCAACATTGCCGGCAAAGCGCTTGGTATATGCTGAGTTAAATCTCTTATCATACTTTAGAAGTGTAAGAGCATCAGCAGATTCAATATCGGGATATAACTTCCTGATTTCAGACATTGCATCTAGGAGTTCTTGGGTATTAATTCCAATACTTCCAAGTTGTGCAAGGATAGCAGCGAAGCCAGCATCTCCAGCACCTGCAGGTTTAGTTGTTATGACAGGCGGAATTACTGGTGTAACTGGTGTTACAGGTGGAACTGGTGTCACAGGAGTAATCGGAGTTACTGGGGGAATTGGAGGAGTACCAGCACCTTTTTCTGGTGGGATTCCTAGTTCAGTTCTGATTGCTCCAATGGTTCCAGACTCGGCTCCACTTACAATTCCTACAGAAGCAGCAGCATCTGCTGCAGCCTGTTGAGTTGCAATTGATACCGCACCAATAGTTCCTGATTCCTGTGCCGCAATGGTAGAAGGTGCTGTAATTGTAGTAGGTGTTGGGGGAAGCATAGAAGCTTCCTCACCAGCTCGGACTGCTGCTGTGTCAATAGTAACTGGTTGTGCTGTTGCTGTAGCTGCAGCCTCTGCCATAGCTCTTGCATTTGCTGCAATAGCTTTTTCTCTCTCATCATCTAGGATTGCTTCTATTGAAGTATAGTCATTTGCCTTGGCTAGAGCAGGAGAAAGTACGGGGGTTGCAGTCTTAATTGACTCAGTTGCTTTGAGTGTATCAGCCTTTTGATTCGATAGGTCTAATGTTCCCACAGGTTTAGTTGTGTCAGCCGGTGCTGTAGCAGGAGTAATAGACTGTACAAATTCTGGACTCTTTGATGCAATAGTTCCTACAGAAGATACTATAGTCTCTACAACCTTAGGTGATACAGTTGCTCCAGTCGGGCTAGAGATAACCTGAGGAGAGGATACAATCTGCTCAGTAATTATTGGTTCAAGCTTTGTTAGTGTTGCGGGTGGTACATTCGGTGCAATAACAGGGGCAACGGATTGAATTACCTGCTGTACTACAGGTTGAACAACGGCTGGAGTAGGGGCAACATTTACTGGGGCATTAACAACCGCTGGTGCACTGACAGCAGCAGCAGTAGCGACATTGGCTAGGGCAGCAACCTCTTGTTCAAATGCCACGGGGTTGAATGTATTGCCAAAGTTTGAAATAGCGTTCCAGTCAAAGTTAAAGTTGAACATACCTATCCTATGAAGTTTCTCTGTAGAGCACGGGCATCTGACATTAACTGATTCTGATATGTCTCTGTATTCTTGAACTCAGGCTTAGAGTATAGTGCTCTCTTCCACTCAGATGGTGAGAGTAGTTTATCTCCCGCGAAAGCATCGTACATATCAGCGACTTTAATCTGGCTCTCAGGGATTCCATATACCTGTGAGTACATACCGATGTGGGTAGCTAGTGCATCCCTTGTGGTTAGTCCTTGCTTCAGGTACTCTTTGAGGGCAGGGAATGCTGCTTCAGCCTGTAGTTGAATCTTGCCTAGTACGTTCTGGAGGGCCTGGTTACTGCGCACTCCATTCATGGCCAACTTACTTAGTTCTTTATCTGATACAGGAATACCATACTTGTCGTAGGTTCCACGAATCTGACGGAATGTCTGACCAAGGGCACCTTGTTCCAGCAGGCGAGAATCGCCAGAGGCAACGGACTGCTTGAACATATCCTTAGCTTTGTTCTGAACGAACTCAAGCAATACATCCTTGCGCTCTAGTGCGGAGATATCTCCACCGCGAGCCTTCTCAAGGGCGCGGATTCTATTAGCATACTCTTTGGCTGTCTTGTTATCAGGGGTGATATCCAAGTAATCCTTGAATGATTCATCTAGCTCTGCTATAAGGGCAGCTGCAGGAGTGCGTCTATCCTTGTCTCCCTCGGGACCTGTAATCTCTCTTGCTTTTAATTTGGAATATAATTCATCATAGCTCTTTGATGGAAACAACTCTGCAAAGTTCTCTTGCAGAACGTTCTTCAGAGCTCCGACTTCATTGACTCGATAACCCATACCACTGAGTAGCTTTTGCAACTGTACTAATTGTGGCTTGTCAAAGCTAGCAAGCAGTTGTACCATATCAGGAACAACTGGCGCTGAACTATTTGTATAGCCAGTAATACCAAGTGCTCGAATTCTATCTTCCATTTGCTGATTATAAGTATCACCTGATGGAGCAGCAGCAGTAGGCACGACACCCGATGGTCCGACTCTAGTTCCAAGAACGGTTGGGAGTGGACTTGGGGTTGTTGGAGTTAGCGGTGCACTACCAGACTGCTGAGCATCAAATGACTTCTGAGCCATATCTCCAGCAAGGGTCTTAAGTGCTGCATCTCCAGCAAACTTATACTTCTTGTCCTTTTTAAGTTGGGCATAATGATAGTCCACCCACTGCTTATAGGTTTTTGCTGCCACTGCTACCCTCCATAAACATGGTCGAATTTATCATTTGAGAAATATCTTTCATAGAACTTAGAGAACATTGGGTCTTGACGCTTTAATCCATCCACAAACTCGGCAACATCTTCACGAATAAAGCCAGCTCTTGATGAATCTATGGTTGTCCCCATCTGCTTAAGTTGTGCATTGACATCGTATCTGAAGTTAAGATACTGTGCTACTGCAATCCAGCGAGGATTCTTGGACATACTCTTCCACATCTTATCATCATTGATAGCATAGGAAAGCGCATCTACTAGTCTAGCCTGACGGCTAGCTCCTCCACCACCGGAGTATGAATCATACTCTTGGAACCAGATAGGATTCTTAACCTTAAGTTGCTCCAGGAAATCCTTCTTATAGTAGTCAACAATCGACTTACCGTAACCACGGTTAGGATTGTATGGCTCTTCGCCACCAATGCCGTTGCGGACTTCGTCCTCTACTGCAGTTACAAACTTGTTCCATTCATTCCAGCCTTGTGATACATAAGAACTTCTTGCTGAATCGAAGGCTGCTGCTGTATCTCTGAACTTCTTGGCTGTATTTGGAATAGCATTTCTTTCCAAATAAGCCTGTGCCTTCGAAGAGAAAGCATAGTCGTCATCATTGAAGATTGCTCCGAGGATAGTAAGGTTATCATCGCCAACAATGGCGACCAAATCACTTACTAGTTCAGGATTCTTCTTTACTAGAGCAACAGCTGTATCGTCAGAGCGCAATCCACTGGTAGCCTCTGATAGGCTATCCGCTAGGAGGAATAGGTCAGGGTTCTGATTTATGAACTCTTCTTCTCCATTGATTGGGTCTTCCTTGCGCATACGTGCTAGTTCATCAGCGTACGGCTGCAAAGCAGTCACATAACGTGGCTGAGCTGGCAGTGTAAGTGAAGAAAGGAATCGCACGGTAGATAGAAGTAGTGCGTCTTTCTTTGCTTCGTCAGATAAATCTTCTAGCTCTAGCGCAGTAGGTGCTCTGCCGTTATCTCTCAAGAAGTCTACGTTCTGTTGCTTCAAGAACATATTAACATCTCTATTGAATTGTGCACCATTCTTTGCAGTAGCTGCTACAATAAGCTGGCTTAGACGACGTACAGTATTAGGCAAGAGTGCCTGGGCTGAGTTGGCTTGAACACCAAATGGCAATACCCATTCAGTAACCCTCTGAGTAACCTTATCTTCTCCGCCAAAGCGATTGACAAATTCATTCCATCCTGCAGCAGCAACTGGACCTGCACCAAGAATCGATGAACCAGTAGGATTGAATACGTTAAACCATTCTGCTGGAACTCTGGCAGTAAGTCCTAGTATAGGTAGTTCTACCTCAATAGATGCCTGACCAAATGGGTCCTCTTCTGCACTGAAGACTCTCTCTGGAATCTGCTTGATTGCCACAGCTTTAGGCAGGAAGTCAGGGTGTTCTAGGGTAATTCTACCATAGGCTCTGAACTGTTCTACCACAGCAGGGAAGAACGCGATGAGGTAGTTAACCATACCGCTGTAGTTCATATCCCTATGGAATGCGTTCAGTTTATTGCGGTATTCACCGATAGCAAACTGACGAGCAAGACGCTCAAACTGTTCTCTATCTCTTAGAGTTAACTTTCTTCCCTCTCGAGTAGCCAAGAACACCAGGTTCTGTAATTTTTGTTCGTACTTGACAGCAAAGTAAGGGGCATACATTAGCTTACTTGTAGGGGCTGTGGATAACCACTCTACACCCTGACGTAGTAGTTTGGTTCCTTTAAGGTACGCATTGCTGGTGCCGAGCATATCCTTTACTAGGTCAGTTAGGATAAGCGGTCTAGTATCAATATCTGGATATAGCTTACGTAAGGCATCTACGCTTACAGCGTCATCCATAATCATCTTATGAAGCGCCCTGGTGGGGGCAAACTGCTTCAATGTATCTACAACACGGGTATAGATTTCTTTAGTGTCACTAGGACGCTTGCCCATACGTGATAGGTATTGCTGTCCCTCTGGTGTATTACGGAGGAACTTGTTCACATCAGAGAATGTCTTACCAGGAGTCATAATAATACGCGCTACTGGGTCGTTGCCAATCTCATCCTTTAGGATATTCTCCCAAGATACAAGGTGAAGCTGTTCATTCTCACGTGGCTCGATTGTTCTGCTACCTGTGCGACTACGACGAAGGTTGCTTACCTCTAGCTCACGGATACTAGCAAGGGCACGACGCAAGTCTTCTTTCTGGCGTAACTGCTGCATGCTGATATCAGCAAAGCGGCTACCTGAACGGGCAGCGGGGAACTCGTATCCAGCTACTATGTACTTATCTTTGGATATTCTCTTTGCTGCAGGGGCACCAGAGACAATAGCATTCTCTTGGATGCGAAGAGCATTCACTGTAGCCATTAAGTCGTTTAGATATTTGACTGAGCGCTGTACTTCTGCTGATAACTGTGCCAATGGCTTGCTTGTCTTGATGCCAGTCTTTGACTTAGTGTATTTTACGTCAGCTTCATCTAGAAGGTTCTGCAAGACGTTGATAGTCTCATCACGAACGTAGATATCGTTTCTAATCTTAGCTAGATTCTCGCTAGCCTTGGGGGTAGATGTAGCTGACCTGACATTCTTTCTAGTATTAGAACTATTGGTAATTGCATGCAGTGCATCTTCACTTAGTATCTTGAGTACTGGGAATAGAGCACCATCACCCAACATACGGACAGATGAGTCACGGATAATGTTGGTTGGATATCCAGCACGAAGGAGGGTAAATGTACGCCACAATGAACCGAATTCATCAAGAATATATTTAGAGGTAAGACCTGCCTGCAATGGAAGGCTAGCTTCGGCTCCGTACTTCTTCTTGTAACGAGCGAATGCTTTATCCCATTCTTTTGGATTAGGCAAGTATGCACCGTTGGCAAGTTGGCTGATTAACTGTGGGTCCTCAATTGGGTCACCATTTTTAGCAAGCATATATGTTCTGCCCTCAATAGAAGCTGTCTTTGCTTCTAGAAGTACTGCTTTGTGAGATTCATCCCAGGCAGAAAGAATCTCATCTATCAAGCTGGCAGGCAAGTCGTACTTCTTTGACAGTGCTTCTGCTAATGTATCAGTATACTTCTTGACAGTATTGTACTTAGTTATTTCGTCAGTGGCATTAATGAACTCATCATACAATGTGAGTCCTGCCTTAGGGTCTAACCCAGCATAACGGGTTGCTCCACGGATATTGGCACGCATTCTATCGCTAGCGACAATAACATCGTTAAAGTTAATTGTATCTCTTGGTGCATCATCTGTTGCTCTATCGAACCAACGGATAGGAACCGAGAATGGACTCTTCTGGTAGATTCCCTGTATTACGCCACCGAATCTCGTCTCACGTAGTAAGTCATCAGTAGTTCTTCCAGCAGCGCTAGTAAATGCTCCAGCCTTGTTAAGTTCAAACTTACGGGCTGCGCGTTCCTTGGTCAAGTCATTGCGAAGACGCTCTACCCAAGCGAAGCGAGATACAGTTCTGTCAGTCATCGAGCCCTTGAGGCTGTCGTCAGCAATAGTCCAGAAGTCACTCTCTTTCTTTAGAGAGGCTACTTCCTTCTTTAGAAAGTCTAGAGTGTTTGGAATTGTCTTTGATGCATTAAGGATTTGACCCTTATATGCTACGAAGGTTTGACCACCTTCTTCGGCAATACGAATGGCATCATCAATACGGCTATACTCAGCCAACTTAGCGGCACTCTTTTGGCCAAGCAAATCAATTGCTTCGTTGTCGTATCTACCGACTCGTAGAATCAAGCCAATAGTTTCATCGTCAGCGCCAGCTACTAAGTGAGCAGCAATCTGTCCCATCTCGTTCTTGAAATCAGGACGACCCATAACAACTGAAGCTGGGTTTTCTCTGTAGAACTTGAAGACAGGAGTGTAAGATGTTTCTTCTCCAGCCACTGTACGCTTGATTAAATCTATATCAGCCTCTGCACGCTTGGCTGCCTCTTCTGCAGTCTTCTTGCTTAGTACCTTTGCAAACAAACCGGTACGCTCAGGGGTAATGGAGGCGCCAACTAGAGCAGGACGAGCTACTGCTCCAACACCTTTGAACAAAGCAACATCAGGACCTGTTGTAACTTCAAATCCAAAGTTAAGGATACCTGAAGTTATCGCTCCAATTCCCTTGCTTGTATCTCCAAGCGTCTTAGAGCCAATAACATCGCCTGCAAAGCGGGTAATGTCTCTACCAAAGTTGTAGGATTCCTGACCAACATCTTGTTCTGCAAACTTAGAGGAGCGATATAGCTCGTTGGCTACACGCTTTACGAAATCTGTTTGTGCTACCTCACGCTGAAGCTTGCCAGCAGTGGCAGCACCAAGGCTTGCGCCTGCTGCAGCACCTAGCGGATTGAATCCTGTACCTACAAATCCAGCCGCTCCACCAAGAATTGCTCCGGTTGCGGTAAATAGCCCAGATAAAATACCAAGTGCAGCATTTTTGCTGCCTAAATCACGAGCAAAAGCGTAGTTGCTGCGTACGTTACCAGCACCAGCCATAAGAAGTTTACTAAAATCTCCGTTAGTTGCCTTGTCAATCTGTGCAAATGCAAGTGGAACCGTGCCGATAGCAGCACCGGCTGCAATTCCTACGGGTCCTGCGAAAGAACCAATAGCAGCTCCAGTTAATGGGCCATATTTTACAGCCTCACCTAGCAAATCTACACCTTTGACACGGGCAGATTCTATTGCATCGTTCCAGCTACCAGGATTTTTTGGAACATTTTGAGCAGCGTCTTTTGCCAACATGAAAGGAATGCGATTATTAATTGCACCTGGCATATTTTGAGGGTATGCCGCCTTCTGAGTGTTACCTAGTCGTTCCCATTGGTTTGACATTAGATAATTGTCCCCAAGAATCTGACGTAATCTTTAGTCGCTTGAGGGGTGTCAGGTTGACTTGCCCAATATTGCATGACTGGATAGTACATACGAACCATATCTATGTCAACATCGCCTGTTGGTTCCTTAGGAACATTGAGAACTTCTTCTCCAGGACCGTCACCAAGTGCGCTACCGGCGGTTACTGGTTGATTAGGAAATCGTGTCGGTGCATCCAATGGTGTGATTGGTGGCAATGATGGCTCTACAGGAGCTGTCTCAGATGCTTGTGGCGTTGAAGACTTTATAGGAGCAGCAGTGCGCTGCTCATTGATTTCTTTATTCTTGCCATAACCAAATCCAGTATAATCTGTATTCATCCCACTCTGACCGTTTCCACCTAGACCGTTAACATTTGCTGGATTGTACTGAGGGCCACCGTTGGCTCCTCCGCTACCTTTTCCACCCATGCTATCCTCCTAAGAATTACTTCGATTGTTCTTGTATATCGTACGGTGCTGCTGTGTATGCGCTAACTCGTGCAGCCACTTCCATAGCTGCGATGGCATCAGCACCTGCGTAAAGCGCTCCAAGAGCGTATGCCCCGCCACTTCCGATGGCGTAGAATCCGTCTTCACTCTTCATCACCGCCAAATCCTGGTCTACATCAAAGAGTTCTCCACCGACTGCCATAAGGAATTGGAACCTAAGTCCATCTTTATCTTTGTCGTGAGACTCATCAAAGTTGTAACCATTGTCTGTTAGGCACTTGCGCAGTGAAGGCATAGCCTTGACAATCATATATCTGTATGGGTCCTTCTTATCTTTAGCTGTAAAGATAGGAGGAGTCCAAATGTTCTGGGCTATGTCGCATGGAGAAACTTCTCCAGCTCCTGCTATAAGCAATGCACCACGTTGAGCAATCTTCTTCATTGCTGGATGCGAGTAAATCTTGCCACCATCGTCAGTGATTCTACTATCGGCAACAACGACAGACTTGTCTTCGTATTCGATTCCAATAATCGTTGTCATTGTCCCCTCCTAGTTTATCGTCTGCGAATAGTTCTTACGCTTGCGTTTGCCTCACCTGAGCCTGTTAGGCTAGATAATAAACTCATGATATCAGGTGCGCCACCTTGTGCTGCCATCTCTGGACCACCAGGAAGAGCGCCTCCTACTGGGGCACCAGCGGGAGCAGGGGACGGTTGCTCAACCGGAGCGGGGCCACCAGCAGGAGGAACCTGTTGTGTAGGAGCAAAGATTTCTTCAATTGCATCCTCTAGCGCTTGTCCCTTTTGTCTTGCTTTAATTACCTGTGCAATCTTAGATACGATTTGACTTGCGTCTCCGCCGCCAGCGGCAATCTGAGGGATAGCTTGAGTGTACGCTTGGATAGAGGATAGTAGCGCAGCACGCATATCTTCAATCTCAATCTTCTCAACTTCTTGGCTAACATTGACGGTAAACGGTAGTTCACGCATAGCCATATCTTTAGAGATGAGTTTACCACCCAAAGCCTGGAGCATAAAGATAAGACCTTGAGCAGGGTTAAGACCAGCAAGCATTCCATAGCGAACATCTGCAGAGTAATCACCCTTGATGTCCTTCTTTGGAGAGTATGTAACTTCATATGGTGCTCCAGAATCTACGCCACGAATTGTCTTCTCTTCTGGGAAAATCTTCTCATCAACTTCAAAGCAGAGCGAAATCACATCGCGTAGTGCTGAAGCAAATACTGCCTGTGCTGATTTGACCTGAGTATCAAATGCTCCCATAAGAGCTTGCACGCCTTGACCAGTTACGATAGATGCATCAATGTTACCAGTACGTCCTTCTGGGTAACGTGCTCCTACTCGCATTTCCTGATTGAGCAGTGTCTGTTCTGTGAATGCACCTTGTGGCAGTGTGAGTTCCACACGACGAACGCCTGCTGGGTTTGCTGTACGGATGATAGAATCTCCGCCAAGTTCCAACTGCTGTACATCTTGTGGCAATACGATTGGTGCTTGTACCGACTTCTCTGCTGCTTCCATTGCAAGAAGAGCGAAGCGGTTACGAAGCAATTGAATACCTAGGATATCATCGAACTGTCCACGTAGTTCGCCATCGATAGATGGCTTGCGTGCAACGATGACCATCATCTTGCCGATAGGATTCTTAGCCTTGGACAATACAAGGTTTGCTCTATCGGGAAGGTAGATTACAGATTGGTCCTTATCGTAGTAGCGGATAAGTTCGACCATGCCTGTCATGTCTTGGTTGTAGCGTTCCTTACCAAGAAGTTCATATTCATACTCTGGGAACTGAGCGACTAGTTCACCTAGTGTCATCTGATAGCGCTTAGCAAAAGCTACACAACGACCATATCTATCAAACTCTGGGTATGCGCCAATAGGATTTTCTAGGCGGATACGAGGAAGATTCGTCTCTCCGTCAAGCTCAATTACGAACGGGAGGAAGCCGTAGGTGATGTACCAATCCGCACCAGAATACATCTGAACGGATAAGTCGCTATGAGAAAAGTAATTGCTAGCAATGCGAGTACGCTTATCAGCAAAAGCACGGGCCCTGTCAGACGTTTGGTTTGCTGCTGAGCAGTTGACGGCTGGCAGAGGTGCCATAACTTCTGATAGGTCTCTAGCGACAATGTCAATAAAATTCGCAACGACATTTGCATCTACCCCATCTGGAAAGAAGTCAGGATATACGCTGGCAATCTGTCCCTTACGTACGGCAAGGACGTCAAGGTTACGTGCATCACGACCAGCGTGACGGTAGCGTAGCGAGTCAACGCGTGATGCTACCTGTTCCATTGAAAGTGCCATGTTATCCTATCGGTTCTTGATTCCGAATACGCCACCGAGGCCACCGCCAGAAAGAAGGCTTGGGCCGCGCTTTGATGCCATTGAAGAGATTGTTGTCTTTCCAGTGGTAGAACGCTTCACCGGTGTTTCTGGCGTAGGTGCTAGCTTGCCATCAACTATTTTACCTTCTAGGCGTGCATTTGCACGAGCAGAAGATTTAGTAACATTCTGTGATGGGTACTTTCCGGATTCTAAATCTGCACCTTCTCGAGAGCGTCGAGCAACGCCACGTAGTGGTCCTCGTCCTCGTCCAGTATCTTGTGCCCTACCCATTGCTTCTTCGCCAGCTATGGTTTGTTTGCTATTTATATTTCTAGCAGGCACTGTGACTTTAACGCCGCTATTTTTGTAGTATGTATTTCCAGATGCAGCTGCCCTACCTGTTGTATTACCTCGTGACGTGGCCATAAGTATTCCTATCCGTAGTTCTCAGACCATTGCTCAGCAAAGGCCTCATCTAAGTTGATTCCGAATCTTTGTGACTTCTGTGCTCTTGTTGCCCAACGGTTCTGCATCCACTTGGCTGATGTAGACTGTTGCTGCATCAACTCACGAACACGGATGACTGCAAACCATAGAGCCATCACGCAGTCTGTAGCATTGCGTGTGTCAGGTTTCCAGGTAATCAACTGCTGAACAAGAGCCTTAAGTCCTTCGCTACCTTCGTTAGAAGGCAGTTCAATCATGTTGTTGTCTTGGAATCTTCCATCTCTAAGAGTGCCAAAAAGGCTTGCCATAGAAGCCACACCGAAGTTAGTATCCCACTTATTCTTACCAGTGAAGTGAGAGTTAAGCTGGCAACCGTACATCGACAACCATTGACGTAAGTCATCGTCGAGTGCGTATGCTTTCTGGTGTGCATTGATTTCAATTCTTAGTTCTTGTGGCTTGTACTTCGGTACCCAATCTTCAATCAGGTTCCTAATCTTGGCTGGAGTTGGGTCTGTCATATTGACAGCATCCAAAACATAAATCATACTGTCAGCACGGTTATACGTCAAGACCACCGCTGCCGTGTTCCCCGTCATCGCAGGGTCTAGACCGATAACCGTATAAGAAGACTCTAGGTTCTTGGGGTGTCCCGGAGCACCTGGTTTAAGCGGTCCGCGCTTTCGCATACCGTTAACACATCCTGCAACTGTTGATGGCGAGAATATGGCGTCTTGAACGACGTCTTCTTGTTGGTAGACCATCGCCCATACGGAAGGTGCCACTTCAGAGCGGCGAGTAAAAAGCGAAGGGCCGTCCCACTTCGGGTAAAGTCCTTGCTCGTTTGCTTCGTCCTTCTCGCCTTCAGGGCGGTCAGTCCAAGGCCAGAGCGTTTTCCAGTTCTTAGGTTTCTCATCAAACTCCAGTACGGCTGGCATAGCACAGTAGGTAAATGGAGATTTACCGCCAGTCCATTGTTGCCCGTCCCGAATCATTTTGTACAAATCTACTGGGGCGACACGGGTTCCTACTATAAGTAGTTTTCCGTGCCGACCCAAACGCGTGATGACTTCTTTTTGAAGCCATTCAATTTGCTTCTCCCACTCGTGGGCGTTTGAGTTCATCACGACATCGTCTAGGATAATTAGGTCAGCTCGGGCACCATAAATCTGGCTACCAAAGCCTAGGGCCTGTACGCTAGGGTCTTTCTCCCCAGAGTCACGCCCGCTTCCTAGGTAAATCATATCAGCGCTCCAGGTTGGGCTGTCCGCCTTATAGCCACCATTCGGGCCAAAGGCCGTCTGGAGCTTAATCCAACTTGGATGTGAAAGTCTGGTCTTGATGGCCGAAAGGAACTTTCGAGCCATACCTTGGGTCTTTGAGACAATGATGATACGTACGTTCGGCTCAATGGCTAGTCGGTAGGTCACGTAGTTAATCGTGATGACTGTGGACTTGGCGTGCTCGGGTGGTACGTTAATCAGGACTCGGTTAGCCGCGCCGGGCTCGTAGGTCATAGACGGATGTACCCAGCGGGGCTCGCGCCCTTCAATCAAGTCGACCCAGTCCTTATGATGGTCAAAGAGCTTGGTATCTAGGAATTGCTCAGAGAACTCTTCGAAGGAGATTTCCTTGAGGTTCTTGAAGTCAGCCTTGACCCCTTTACCTTCTAGGCGGGCCTTGTCGGCTCTATCCTTGAAGTCAGCATCCTTCATCGCCCATTGGCGGAATGTTACATCGTTTCGGTTGACAGAGGCCATAGCCTGGGTAATGGTACTACCCTGGGCTAGCATCAGGAGAACCTTCTCCTTAGCCTCGTGCATCGGTATATCAACCTTGCCCGGCTTGCGTCCCATAGTCAGTTATCCCTCGTTAAATCACACCAATAACGCCCGTCAGATAACGGGCATAACACTCCCATTATATATATTATATTATATATTATATATATACTCTATAGGAGCTTGCGAGCCATAAAGCGGAGCAAGCTCCGTATATGGAATAATTTATTATTACATATATAGAAAACCTGTTCAAATCGGGAAACCGAACAGGTTTCCATAATATATTTTTAGGGGGTATATATATCTGGGCAAAAGCCCAGGTCAGAGCTATATATGTATATATTTAGGGGGCTACTTATAACAGAAATTTTTAGGGTGAGAATATAATAGCTCTGCTGGCTGAGTTTATCAAACACCCCCCCAAACCTTCAACCTCTACTTTAGGGTTAGACCTGAGTGTTTGCTGAGAGTTTCCTGAGAGTACCTATTAGAACATCTGTACTAATAATAACCTGAGAGTTTCCTGAGAACTAACTGAGAATAAACTGAGAAATCCCTGAGAGTAGACTCTCTCCCCATGCCCTGCCCCTTATGTCCGTTTTGCCCCTTATGTCTAGACACGCCAGAATTGTCTAGGTGCTTGACAATTCCCTTGTGTGATGGTACAATGCGGGAATGTCCGATTTGTCCTATATGTCCGTGTGTGACCTACTTCACAATTTCCTCGGCGTGTCGGAATTGACACGGCAGGTGTCATGCTGTAGTCTTCTCCCTGTCATCAAGTACCGCAAGGGAATTGAAAGACACGCCGATACTATCGGACTTGACAATAGGTCAAGACATGGTAGAATAGGCTCACAAGTAAATAGAGAGAGATAGTCCGCAAGGGTTCATGACTTGTGACTAGGTGTCTAGTAACAGCGGGTAGCCCGTGGACATCACACAAGAATTGACCGACACGCGGACACTCTCTCCCTACTTGACAAGCACTACCGATTATGCTAGAATACGCACTACAACGAGAGAGAAGGGAGACACGCAACATGTCTAGCCCCTACGCAGGGGGTAGCATAGTACAGACACCGCCTACCATTAGGGCTTCACGCCCATGGGGTAAGCGTAACTATAACCTGACAGGCGCACAATGCTCACCTGTCACGGTGACCGACAAGCAGGGCAACACGCGAGTAGTCGCACCCCTAGTTCATGGTCAAGTAGTACGCCTACACAAGCGCACCTATAAGGTCGTAATGGCAGGGGAGCGCACTATCGCACCCGACTTGACAGAAGCACAAGAGCGCGCTATACTAGCGCAACTACAAGCCAATGCGACACCTAGAGCGCAGGGGTTCAACATACACGACAAGTAGAGAGAGACTACATGACGACACGCACCGACGAGATACTAGCCTACTATGAGCGACTCAACCGCGCCCTAGATAGGCAGGATAAACGAGAAGTCTTTGGGCAGAAGGTACGCTTAGCAAGGGCGGACATGAAGCCAGCGAGTAAGCACACTAGACTTGTGGGCTTACAAGGGCACTAGTAGGATAGTCGCGCACCGATAGACGGCACAGGGTTCATGACCCTAGCGCGACACGCGGAAAGCCCGCAGATTTGACTTCACATAGAGAGTGTGATAAACTATGGACAACTTCATAGAGTTCAGCGTGAGCGATTGGGGTATCACCTTCAATAGCGCACCGCTTTACTTCAACCTATCATGGGGGTTGATTATCCTAGCCGTTGGCGTGGTAATCGCTCGCAAGGTAATCAAAGCAAGGAGAGGATAGTGTACGCACAAGATACTAAACTCAAGAATTATTGGGTGAAGGTAATCGTAGAATACGAGTATGAAGTAGAAGCAGAAAATAAAGAGCAAGCAGAAGAAGAAGGCTGGAAGTATGAGGACTACGCCTTCAATGGTTCTGTATATTCTATCAAGGTAGAAGAATTAGAGAGTGATGAAGATGAGTAGTGATGACTTCATAATCACGCTAAGCGTGAATGAGTTAGAGTACCTACGCACAGCCCTACGCAACGAGTCAGCACGACTCAAGCAACAAGGCTTTGATGGGCTACGCGCCCACACGGATAATCTTAGAGATAAGATTTCCAACATGATGATAGACCAAGCACAAGCACAGTTTGACAATCGGGTGAAAGCCTGATACAATAGGACATATCAACTAGAGAGGATATGCTTATGTCTGATGATACAGACAACGATAGTTTAGTCACTTGCGTGGCATGCTCGACAGAGTATGACAAAGATGACGGCTACATGACGGACAGCGCAGACTATGTATGCTCTGACTGTTACCAAGCGTGTGACCATTGTGACTATGCTAGCACAATAGATGATGACTGGTACGGAGTCGGCGATTATCAATGGTGTCAGGGTTGTTGGGAAAATAACTCAGCGCATTGTGAAAGTTGCGATAACACTTACGACACCGACAGAGTTGGCTTCGCCTATGTCCGTAACCACGGACAATGGTGCGACTACTGTCGTGACGATAGTGCCTATGTCTGTGACAATTGCGACGAGTATTACAACGGCAACGACTCGAGTGACTGTCCGGTGTGTGTTGATACTTCAACTGGCAGGGTACACCAGTATAGCCACAAGCCTAACCCTATCTTTCATGGTAAGGATAGACACAACTTATTCATGGGCTTCGAGTTAGAGATGTCGCTAGGCAGACCCGACCATACTACCTACAATGAAGCAGTAAGTAAGGTGGCACAACTAGAGACAGACGGCGTGTGTTATCTCAAGTCCGACTCATCTATCGAGGATATGGGCTTCGAGTTAGTTACGCACCCACACACGCTGACTGCGTATGAACAAGCCAACGACTTATGGAATTATATCGAGGACTTGCGAGCCAACTACAATGCTCGCTCATGGGACACTAGTAGTTGTGGGCTACATGTCCATGTGTCGCGTACTGCCTTCAAGTCCGGCGCACATACGCACCGATTCCTCACCCTGATATATAAGAATCCTCAAGAGATGATGAAGTTGGCAGGGCGTAAGAATAATCGCTATGCTAAGTTCGGTGATGTGTATAAGCCTGATGAGTGGGGTATCCCACGCTTCGATATACGCGACAAGATTCATGGCAGAAACGGATACACCGAGCGATTCGCTGCGGTCAATACCAACAACGATTACACGCTAGAGTTGCGGTTCTTCAAGGGTACAATGGCTAAGGCTGGCGTAATGTCTGCCCTAGAATTGACCCACGCTGCGACAGAATATACCCGCGACTTGTCCTTGTCTGATGTAAAGTTGGGCATGCTATCGTGGGAATGGTTCGCCGATTGGGTAGCCACTAACAATGGTATCTACCCCAATCTATATATCAAGATGAGTAAGATAGCAACAACAACCCTCGAGAGTCGAGAGTTGCTAAACGCATAGAAGGAGAGAGATATGTGTTTGCTTGTAGTATGTAAGCCTAATTCAACACCCAAGTATGAGGACTTACACAACGGCGCGTGTTCTAATCCTCACGGCTATGGCTTCGCCATAGTTGCTGACGGAAAGATTATCACCGAGCGTAGTATGT